TTGAAGGTCTGATTTCCGGGACAATGAGCCTGAAGGACGCCTTCTCAAGCATGACCGCCAGTGTTGCTCAACAGCTTTCACAGCTGGCCGCGCAACTCATAAAGTCTTCGATCTTCAAACTGCTCTCGATGCTGGCCGGTGGCATGGGCGGGGTCACGGTTGGCGGGATGTCGTTCGGCGGGTTCTATGCTGACGGCGGCAACCTTGGCTCCGGCAAGTGGGGCATCGCTGGCGAGAACGGCCCCGAGATCATCCACGGCCCCGCCAACATCACGCCGATGAGCGGGGCATCAGTGCCTCAAATGAACGTGACCGTTATCAATAACTCGTCGGCCTCGGTGAACACCCGCAAGAACTCTAGAGGCGAACTTGAGGTAATGGTTGAGGACATGCTTGCCGAGAAGCTCATTCGCGGCGGCAACAAGATCGACGCGGCGCTTGCTCGAGGTTACGGGCTGCGGAGGGCGGGCAGATCATGACGATCAGCCAAGCCCTTAAAGAGGTTTACGCTTCGGCCCCGGCGACACAGCGATATGTAGAGACACTCTCCTTCAGCCACTCTCTGTTTCCACAGACGTTCTATATGACCAACGACAACCAGCCGTGGTCCTACCTTCTTGAAACCGGCCAGCTGGTGACCTTCTCTGTCACGCCATTCCAGATTGTCCTTCCGTCCCTCGACGGTAAGGGCCACCAGGACATGAGGCTGACCATTGCCAACATCGGTCGGGAACTCATCGACCCACTTGAGGCCGCCATCACTAAACCGTCAGAGCCGGTGCAGTGTGTATACCGGGTGTATCTCGATCAGGCCTCGAGCAGCCCGCAGAACAGCCCGCCGCTGGCCCTCATCATCACCGGCGTGCAAGTAAACCGGGATGCGGTGTCTGCAACGGCAAACCGCACGGACGTTTTGAGCAGGGCGTTCCCGTATAATTTCTACAAACTGGCAACATTTCCGGGCCTCCGTCGATGACCTTGGATGATTTTGTCGGGCTTCCCTACCGCGAAGGCGCGCGAGGTCCAGACGAATACGATTGTTATGGGCTCGTTGCGGCGGTGTTTAGGGCCGTGCGCGGCGTTGAGTTGCCTGACTGGTACCAACCCACCCCCGGCCAGCAAGGGGCCTCACGGGCGATCTCTGCGGCTCTGGCTGGCGAGGTGGACGGTGGGCGCTCTGTCCGGGTCAATTGGCCGGATGATCTGCCGGAGGAGTGGGATATCGCCATCGTCGGCAGCGCCGACCGTCCGCACCATGTCGGTGTCTTCGTGGCTGGCGGCGTTCTCCACGCTTCAAAGGCGTTCGGTTCTGCGTGGCATTCGCTCTCGCGGTTTTTAACATTTTATCCTCGGACGGAGTTTTACCGGTGGCATCGCTAGTCCTCCTCCGTAACCCGCTGGCACCGCATACGCGGGAGACCCACCACCTGCCTGACGGCATGCGTGCGATTGATTGGCTGCAAGAGCATTACCCTGATGGGTTCGGTATGCCGGTGCGGTTTTATGTAAACGCCACCGAGCAGCCGCTCGACGATCTTGACTATGCCCTTGGCCCCGATGATGTGGCGACCGTTGCTGTCATGCCTGGCATTGACCCGGCCTCAATCACCCTTAGCGCCTTCCTGATCCAGCTTGCCATCGGCGCAATCCTCGCCGGTGCTTCTCTCGCCCTCACCTATTTCTTCCGGCCCAAGGAACCGTCCGGTTCCAAGGGCAAGCCGCTTACGATCTATGATGTGTCAGGCGGCCAGAACTCAGCGCGACTTGGCGAGGCCGTGCCTGTGGTCTACGGCTCAGTCCTGACCATTCCGGACTACATCGCGCAGCCGTACACGTGGTTTGATTGGTCACAGCAAAACTTTCAGCAGCCTTACAACGGCATCCAATACCTCGACCTTCTGCTCTGCGTGGGCCAAGGCAACATTGACGTTCCGAACATCTATCTTGGTGACACTGGATCGACCACCCCGGATGCCGGGGTTGTGACATGGCGGGCCTTCAAGCCTGCCGAGCATCAAGGCACGATGGGCGTGATCGCCACGGCAATGGGCGGCGGCTTTTACGAAAACGTCGTGACCTCGCCGGAAGTGAGCAATCAGGAGTTCGTGGACGGTAACGACGTTGCTGGCTACTTTGCCACATGCAAATCCGGCAACAAGGGGCGCTACTTTCAGATCGACATAGTGTTCCCCGCTGGGCAGACCAACCCGTCTGACGGTGGCAACGTCAACGGTCGCGACACGCAGTTCCGAATCTTGTGGCAGGAACTCGATGACAACGACACCGCGGTTGGCGCAGTGGTGACGAAAGTTGTGACGGCCTCGACCAACAGCGCAAAAACGGTCACAGACGCCAACGGCGGAACTACCGTCACAACCTCAACAACAGAGAAGAACAAGACGCAGATCGGCTCCCCGATCCGCAGATCATACAAGATCGACACCGGGCGCAGCGCCCGCTGGGCGGTGAAGATTGAGCGCATCACCGCCGCCCCGAACGCGGTGAACGGGACCGACCGCTTTATTTGGACTGCGCTTAAACTGTACGCCGATTACCCGAGCGGCTCTGCATACGGCGATGTGACCCTGCTGGCCGTACGCGTTAAAGCGTCTCAGGGGCTTGGCAACGACGCTTCTGTCCGTATCCGTGCGAGGGCAAACCGCAGGCTCCAACCCCCAGGGGGCGGCACTGAGGTTGCGACCAGCAGCGGTGCATATGCGTTCGCCGATGTTTACACCAATCAGACATACGGAGCGAAGCGCCCGAGCGCCGAGCTTGACCTCACCGCACTAGCCAACCTCCACACGAAATGGACCGGCTACCAGTTCAATTTTGTTTTCACTGACCGCACTACTGTTTGGGAAGCACTGCGGACTATCACCACCCCGTTCGCCGCTGAGCCGGTGCCGGCCGGCCCGGTCATGTCTGTCGTTCAGGACGGCGTGAAGGCGGTACGTTCCGCGCTTTTCAGCAACGCCAACATTGTCTCGAACAGTCTGACGGTCGGCTACTCCTGGGACGAGGAGGGAGCCACGGACGGCGTCGAGATCGAATACATTGACCCCATAGATTTCCGTCCGGTTTATGCCCTTTATCCCTCGACGGCTTTGCGCCCGGAGCAGTTCATGTTGCCCGGTGTCACCAACGCCACACACGCGGCACAGTATGCGCTCCTGACTTGGCAGCGCAGGCAAGGTCAGCGGAAGCGCGTGACGTTTGATACCGAACTAGAGGGCATGCTCCTCCAGCTGGGCGACCGGATCGGCGTCGCGCACAACGTCCCGAAATGGGGCGACAGCGGGCTCATCGTTGCCGTCTCTGGCCTCACGCTGTCAGCCGACCACAACCTCGACTGGTCTGGCGGAACCAAGACGATCTTACTCCGCAGGCCAGACGGGTCTGTGACCGATCCTATCTCGGTGACGCGCGGTTTGTATGACTATCAAATCGTGCTGCCGTCATCTCCTCCCACGACGATCAACGTGGACAACGATTACGAATACACGTCGTTTGCCTTTGGCTCATCCTCTACGTTGGTTCGGGATTTCATCGTGACATCGACGCAGCCGACCGGAGAAAACACTGTGACGGTTGAGGCTGTGAACTATGCGCCCGCGATCTTTACGGGCTGCATGAGCTATATGGTCAGCTGATGGAAACCTTCTATCCGAGCGATCTGCCGCTGCCAAAGATTGAAGGCTTTTCGGCAGAGGTTGCGTCTGGCCTTATAAAGACAGAGACGCCAACCCATCAGGCGCAGCGTCGTGTGTTCTCCACTATGCCGCATCGCTTCTCGTTGACCTTTGTCCTGAGCTTTCAGAAATGGGCAACCTGGTATAGCTGGGCGTCAGGCAATGGCTATCGCTGGTTCGATCTGGAACTCCCGACCATGTACGCGGGAATGGTATCTGCGGACATCGCGCCGATCACAGTCCGGTTTGTTTCCGACATTGTTGCCTCAAAGGTATCGCTGACCGATGTGCAAGTCACCGTCATGGCGGAAAGCGCACCATCGGCGATGATCCAGAGGGTGACGAGCGGCGCTCAAAGTCTGCTTGGCGTCACCCGGAACAACTATGAGCCCGCCGGAATTGCGCTCGACTTCACCGATAACTCGTCGGCTGTGAGAATCTAATGGCCAACTATCCAGACGGCTTGCCGCTTCCGCTCGTCGCGGACTATTCGGTTGCCACTGTCATGGGTGTTTCCGCCGTTGAGTTCGAGGGTGGCAACAACCGGCAGCGCCGCACATCTGCTCGCCAGCGTCACACGTTCAGCCTGTCGTTTGTGTTCACCACGGGGCAGCTTTGGGAGTGGCAATCATGGGCCAACCAGAGCGGTTACGATTGGCACCTGATGCTACTGGAGAGCGCCTACTCAGGGTTCTCGTCCCTGGGCGACCGGCTCATCCAGCACTATATCCGCTACACCTCTGACATTGGCATTGAGACGATTGGCAACGGCTACCTCCGTGTCATGGTTTCGGCGGAGCTTGATCTCGACCGCCCGCCCAGCGGCAACATCTCGGAGTCTGGCAACTGGTATGTGGCTGGTACGCCCGCCAGCCCCGCGACTAACACGATCACAGCCGGGAGCCCGTCTTCACCGGCCACCGACACAATCACGGCTGGCACGCCCGCAATCCCCGCCGCCTAAAGGAACATTGAAATGACTGACACTGCCGCCCGCCAGCGGCAGCTCATCGGCTCGACCGCCGCATGGGCTGCGAATAACATCGTCCTCGGCAGTGGTGAGATCGGCGTCGAGGTTGTCTCCGGGTCAGACGTTCGCATCAAGATCGGCGACGGTAGCGCGACATTCTCTGCGCTGCCCTATGCCTCGGCGTCCAGCACGGCAATCAATGCAGCCACTCAGGCCGCACTCGACGCAAAGGTTGCCCTTTCCGGCGGCACTATGACCGGCCTCCTGGTCCTGTCGGGCAACCCATCCGCCGCACTTGGTGCCGCCACGAAGCAATACGTTGACGCGATCAACACAAGCCTTTCGACATCTATCTCGGGCAAGCTATCGACCGCTGGCGGTACGCTCACCGGATCGCTGACACTGGCATCCGATCCATCGTCTGCTCTGCAAGCCGCCTCCAAGCAATACGTTGACACAGCCGCCGCGCTGAAGGTCACTAAAGCGGGCGACACCATGACGGGTGCGCTGGTGCTGCCAGCTGATCCAACGACTGCTCTTCAAGCTGCTACGAAACAGTACGTTGACAGCGGCGGCTATCAGACCACAGTGGGCGGCTCCGCTACCTATAGCGGCAAGGTTGTCAAGCTCAACTCCGTCGGTATCATTGACGGTTCAATGCTTCCGGTCGCCGCGACCTACCTTGGCACCGTCAGTCTCACCGCCGCCTACGCCCTTTCGGGAACCTTCTCAACCGGCAACTACTACGCAGTGTCAACGACAGGCACCGTTGATAGTTCGTGGAACAGCCGCCTTACCGGATCGCCTGCAACCTGTAGCGCCGGTCAGTCGATCATCTACAACGGCGCTACAAGCAAGTGGGACTTGGTCGGCGACACGACATCCGCCACTGCCATCAACGGCAAGCTCGACAAGGCTGGCGGCACGATGACGGGTGCGCTGATCCTGGCCGCTGATCCGACTGTCGCCCTTGGTTCCGCGACAAAGCAATACGCTGACACCATGCTTCCGAAAGCCGGTGGCACAATGACCGGGCTTGTGACGCTGTCTGCCGACCCCAGTTCCGCGCTCCACGCCGCCACGAAGCAGTACGTTGACAGCGCAGGCACTGCGCTCACTACTGGGTACACCGCAGCCGACACCGCGCTATCCAGCACGCTGACAACTTCTATCGCTGGCAAGCTGCCGCTTTCCGGTGGCACGATGACCGGCGCGATCACGCTCTCCGGCGCTCCGAGTTCTGCGCTTCATGCGGCGTCGAAAGATTACGTTGACACTTCTGTTTCCGGTTTTGCGCTCCGGTCCAACAACCTGTCGGACCTTTCCAATGCGGCGACTGCTAGGTCCAACCTTGCCGCTGCTGGCACGGGCGTCACCAACACATTCAGTCAGGTCCAAACCTTTAACGGCGGCATCTCTTCGGGGGTGGTTATCAAGGGGCAGGGAGGCTTAGAAGGCGGCGAGCTTCATTTAGAAAAGCCAGCGTCTGGGTCAACCCTTGCTGGGAATGTATTGATTGACTCTTATGCTGATAATATTCGTATCCTTGAGGGCGGCGGAACCTTTAGGGGTGCCTACCTCAACATAGCCAACTGCGCGTCTGGTGCAGGCACCGCCATACTGACAACCGCTGACCAGCAGACGGTGCTTCTTGGCACGCTGACCACGACAAGCGGGGCCACTGCACCTCTGACAGGTCAAAACCTCTCAACATACCGCCAACTCTATATCTCGGTTTCCAACGTGTCCGGCACGAACGGAAGCGCGAGATCGCTTACCCTCAATGGCATTGTTTGCAGTTCTTCCGCAAACACAGCGGCATCAACTTATTGGGGCTGGATGACGGTTGATCTTAATTCGGGGCAAGGCCTTCTTATGTCACAGAGCTACATATCACCCTCTGGGCTGTTAGGCATTACGCAGGGCGTTACTGGGCTCAATCGCGGTTCAACCTCAATCACGTTTGGCTGGGATGCTACCAACTTCTTCGATAGCGGAACAATCATTGTCTACGGCTTGCGCTGACCTCTGCGCTGCACTCATCACTATTCGCAACTCCAAATGAAGGAATAGACTATGCCTCAGAACACCACAAAGAACGTGGCCGCTGCCACTTGGACCCAGCTGACCGACGCAAACATTGCGACAGTGACGTTCCAGAACATCAGTGGCAATTTCGTGCTTGTGAAGGGAACCGTTGGCGCAACCGCGCCGACTGATATCACTGGCTCGATCCGCTATAACCCAGGGCAGGGCGAGCGTAACGTCTTGCTGACCGACCTGTTCCCCGGCTTGTCCGGTGTCAACCGCGTCTATGCGTGGGCTCAGGACGGCGCACAGGTAGTCGTGAGCCATGCGTAAGATTGTGTCGCCGCTTGACGGCATTCGATCTCCGCTGAACACCTACGGGATTGCTGCATTCCCGGCTGCGGTTCTTCTTTCCAGTGAGCCGAATGGGTTCGCCCTCGACTTCATGTCGAACACGTATGCGATCAGCAACAACAGTGGCGCTGAAAGCCTCATCTTCAATGATGGCTTTGGCTTTGCCGCTGACTTCACGGACAACTCTTATTCGGTGAGGACTTAACATGCCGACAACCACTGGCAAGGCCAGCGAGCTCATCACGTTCTCGCGCACATCGAACGCCACCCTCACGGACAGCGATGGCAAGATCAAGTGGGCTCCCCACAATCTGCTGCTGGCGAGTGAGCAGTTTGATGCGAGCAACTGGGCGAAAACGTCAGGAATTACGACCATTACAGCGAACCAAGCTGTTGCGCCTAACGGCACCACGACTGCTGACACCTTTAATGAAGGTACTGGAGCCGGATATCGCCTTGCAGAACAGGCGGTCTCAACTATTGCAAGTGTTACTTACACTGTTGGCTTCTATGCAAAATATATTTCCTGCCAATGGGTTAGCCTTTCGCTTTACTCGAATAGCACCGCTACAACTTATGGGGCTGCAACATTTGATCTTTTGAATGGGGTTGTCGGTACAAGCGCAGCCGCAGGCACAGGGTACGCCGTTGGCTCTCCGGTAATGGAAGATGCAGGTGGTGGGTGGTATCGCTGTTCTTTGACTGTCACCAACGGCTCAAGTGTAGCTGCAAACTACCTTGCCATTGCGGCGAGCAATGCGAGCACTATTGGTAACTACGGATTAAACTCATACACAGGAACAAGTCGGACATTCCACCTCTGGGGCGCACACCTCTACCGCAGCGACCTCGGCGCCATGAAATCTAACACCTCTGCGTACCCGATGTACAACCCGACTACGCCGAAGAATTTGCTGGGGTATACGGAGGACTTCAGCAATGCGGGGTGGAGCAAGACAGGTTTCCTGTCATTTGGGTCTGGCTCAACAGTAAACGCAATCTCCGCCCCTAATGGGCTACTTGCCGCAGACCTACTCACACTAGACACTGCTAATGGATACCATGTTATTTATGTTTCAGGTGTCAGCTTCGGCGGTGGCGTTGCTACACATTCGCTTTACGTAAAGCCAAACGGATACACAAAAGTTGCGCTGCGTGAAAACGGCACTGCACAATATTACGCAACCTTCAGCCTCAACGGTGCTGGCTCTATCCTCGACAATACTGCCACCTATGCGACCCCAGCTATTACAGCACTTGACAACGGTTGGTATCGAATTTCGGTAAAAATTACAAACGCGACTAGTCAGGCATTCTCGTTCTGGATATTGCCAGAGAGTTATACGACTGGCTCTCCTGTTGCCATGTGGACTGCTAACGGCACCTCTGGCATCTACCTCTGGGGCGCACAACTCTCCGACAGCGCCTCGCTTGACGCTTACGTGCCGAACTACGGAGCCGCACCGACTGCCGCTGCGTATTACGGGCCGCGACTGGACTACGATCCGGTAACGCTAGCGGCTAAGGGGCTGCTGGTGGAGGAGTTGAGGACTAATTTGATGCTGCGGTCTGAAGAGTTTGGAAACGTATCATCATGGACGCCCGGAAATGTTACTATTTCCTCCGATGCAGTATCGGCTCCAAGCGGCGCATCTACCGCTGACAGCATTCTGGAAACGGCAATCACCGACATCCACCGCATTTATGAGGTGGGCGCTACAGTAGCTTCTGGAACCTCCTATACTTGGTCAGTGTACGTAAGAGCCAACGGACGCTCCATTGTTCAGCTCATCTGCGGCGCTACGTCAGCCGTCTACACGGCAGAGTATGACCTTAGTGCTGTGACAACAACAAACCGTTCAGGAACGGGAACGGCCACCATAACTCCAGTTGGAGGCGGTTGGTACAGGATCACGGCAACGGCAGCTGCTACTGCTAGTGGATCAGGGTTCTTACAATTTAGCCTGTGCAGCGCCGCAAATACGACATCGTACCTTGGAGACATTACCAAAGGTGCCTACCTCTGGGGCGCTCAAGTCGAAGCAGGCTCCTTCGCCACCAGCTACATCCCCGTAGGTTCTACGACCGCTGGAGCCACCCGCTCTGCTGATGTTGCCAGCGTCAGCACGCAAGCGTTTCCGTATGGGGCGACTGCTTCTTCTCTTGTTGCCGCTGTTTCGATACTAGGCTCTGGCAATGGAAATTACATTGCAGGTCTTGCAGCAAATTCTTCTGATAATGGGCTTTTATTCTATCAAAACGCTTCATCTTTGCAGATATCTGCATATGTCGATGCCTCTGTTGTAAGCATTGGAACGGCGACCGCAAATTCTGTTCAAAAGCTTGGCCTTGCATATGACGGGTCGAGCAATGGGGCAGTTCGCAATGGCGGTACAGTCAGCTCTGTGGGCACTACTATAAGTGCAGCAGCAAGCAAATTGACCATCGGCGGTAATTTTACAGGTGGTGGAAACTTCAACGGCCACATCCGCCAGATCACGTATCTGCCGCGCAGAATATCAAACGCAGAATTGATCACGAGGACAACCTGATGAGCATCGAAATCTTCGCATGGTGCAGCACGCGCGAACTCTTCGTGACGGGCATGACCACGACCGCACTGCCTGACGGCTCAATGCTGGCAACGCTTTCAGAGGACGGTCGGCTGATCCCGCATCAGGGCGTCATCATCGACGAGATTGGCCCGATCACCAAGACGCCTGCCACCTACGACGAGGATGGCAACGTGGTGACGCCTGCGGTTGTCATCGCAGGGCATCACGTTAACCTCGTCGCCATCGACCCCATCGTGGCCGTGCTGATGACGGGACCGCCGGATGCTGAGGGCAACCCGACAGTGCTTCCGCAGTACGACGAGGACGGCAAGCTGCTGGGCGTGTTCGAACGCACGAACATCCTCAGCCTCATTCCCGGCATGGTGTGGACGCCGATCCCCGGTCCCGGCGTTCCCGGTGGCTATGAGGGGCCGAACGGTGTCTGCCTGTTCGATCCGGCTGTCGTGAAGGACCGCGCGAGGGTGTGGCTGTAATCCCAGGCCAACAGCAAGCACGACTGACAAAGAGCGGCGGTGCCTAACGGTGCCGCCGTTTCCACAGGCGCGCACTAGTTCAACCTCTTTAATTCAGGTTTGCCTCGATGAATGACTTTGAAATAAAGGCAATCATTGTTGAAGCTGCGGAAGCCGGTGCCAAGAAGGCGCTGTCCGAAGTCGGGCTGCACGACGATACCGCCGGAGTCGATGTGCGCGAACTTCGTGGCTTGCTCGACAGTTGGCGCGAGACAAAGAAAACCATCACCCAGACCATTGCCCGCACCATCACAACCGCCATCCTCGGCGCTCTGGCGCTCGGCACATGGTACACATACTGGTCCAAATCCAAATGATCCTAAATGCATCCTCGCTCGCAAAGCTAAAGCGGGTTCATCCCGATCTCGTCCGCGTAGTCAATCGCTGCGCCCGCGACTGGAAGGACACCTCGTTCCAGTTCATTGTGACCTGTGGCCCGCGCACCATTGAGGAGCAGCGGCTGCTTGTTGCCAAAGGCGCGTCCAAGACGATGCGCTCGCGCCACCTCATTGCGGCGAATGGATACTCACACGCCATCGACGTTGCTGCCACGCTCAACGGAAAAGTCCGCTGGGATTGGCCTTTGTACGTCAAGATTGCCGCCGCAATGAAATCTGCCGCCAAGTCCGAGAACGTCCCTATCGAGGCTGGCCTAGATTGGAAGACATTCAGGGACGGCCCCCACCATCAACTGCCGTGGAAAACATTTCCCGGCACAAAAACAGGAGCTATCAAATGAGTTCTGAGCAATTCGCTGGTGTCCTTCGTGCGGTTCTTGCGGCGGCTGGCGGCTATGTCGTGGCCCGAGGGTTCGTAGACAACGCCACGATGCTGACGGTTGTTGGTGCGCTTGTGACGCTCGCCACCGCTGGCTGGTCCATCTGGGCAAAGAAGCCCGTGGCGTGAACATCTGGTGGCTAGCATGGGCGGCGCTGTTTGGCGTCGCCGCATTTTCTGTCTATGGCGCGTTTCATAGTCCTGAGTTTGTGCTGGGCTTGGGCGCTGCCATGCTAGTGGCCGGTTACAAGGCCGTTGCGCCTATTATTGCAAAGCGCATGACACCTGCGCAGGAAGCCGATCTCCACCAAGCCACCCGCCGCGCCCAGGAATGGGACCACCTTCGCAAGCGGCCACGCGACAGGTGAAACATGGCCCGCAAGCGGTTTCGACGGATCAAGATCAAGTTCGACGAGATGCGGACCACCTGGGGCCTGGCTTATACCGACGATCACCTGATTGTTCTTGACCCCCGAATGACCGACGCCACTATGCTGGATGTGGCCGCACATGAGGTCGCGCACGTTATCTGCCCGTACCTCGAGGAAGATGCGGTCGAGCTACTTGGCCGCCACATTGGCGATGTCCTGACGCGACTGGGCTTCCGCCGCATTGAGGAACACTAATGTCTCCCGCAAGAGTGTCAGACGCTGAACTGATTGAAGCCTTCCGAACATACGGATCGCCGCAGAAGATCGCGGATGTGTTCGGTATCAATGTGCGTGGCGTCTACAAGCGGAGGAACGAGCTTGAGCGGCGGCTCGCAATAGTCCTGCCAAGTCACGCCAGAGACGCAACCAAAAGACAGAAGATCGATTTACCTCGCACTGGCTTACGTCAGCTGGTCGAGGTCAACGGCCCCGTCGTGGTATTTGGTGACGCGCATTGGTGGCCGAGCCAACCGAAAAGCACCGCGCATCGTGCGCTGTTGGAAGTGATCCGCGACCTTAAGCCTTCCATGATTGTGGCTAATGGCGACCTCCTCGACCTCCCGTCATCATCCCGGCACGCGCCTCTAGGCTATGGCGATCAGCCAAAGCATGACGTTGCTCAAGAGATCGGCATCGCGCAGGAGTATCTGGCCGAGATTGAGGCGTTGGCATCACAGGACTGCACGCTGGTCTGGAACCTCGGCAACCACGATGTACGTCTGGCCGCTCGAATTGCGTCCCATGCCCCGGAACTGGCGGGCCTGTCGGGCGTGCGCCTTGAGGACCACTTCCCGGCGTGGTCGATGGGCATGAGCCTGATGGTCAATGGTAATGTGATGATAAAGCACCGCCCACCGAAGGGCGGCATTCATAGCACCTGGGGCAGCGTGGTCGCTTCCGGCCTCGACGCCATCGTCTGCAATCACCTCCATGCCCTCCGCATCACCCCATTCACGAGCTATCGCAAGCGGCGCGCCTATGGCATTGACTGCGGTTGCCTGTCTGACTTTGGCCCCGGCCAGCCTCAATTCAATTATACGGAGGACGGCACCGTCGGCTGGGCTTCCGGCTTTGCAGTACTGCACATAGAAAAGGGCGGCGCTATTCTGCCGCCCGAACTATGCGAGGTCATTGAGGGCCGCGCGTACTGGCGCGGTCAGGTGGTGGTCTGAGTTTTCATCGCGCGGCGATCCCGCTCGGGTCATTGCCGGGCTGCGGTGCCGCTTGTGGGCTCGGGATGTCCCTCTCGGGATTGTGTTCATCCGAGCGCACACGAGGCCCCTTCGCGTCCAGATCACTGGTCATCGCTGGCCTCCGTAGGTGGGGCGGGCAGAGGCATCCACGCGTAGACGGTTCGGATGTACCAATGGTCTGTTACCCAGACCGATTTGCTTTTGTTCCAACTTGCAATGGTCACATATTCCTTTGGCACTACATGACCGTACACGGCCCGCAAAAAGTTCAGGTCAGTTTCGTCCGTGTACGCGACCAGCACACGGCCTTCGGGACGGCGGTCGCCTATTTTAATGTAGGTCCACTCACTCATCGCTGGCCTCCTGCGGCAGGGGGAGGACAATCGCGCCATCGTTTGAGGCCAGCCATGAGATGCGCATCCCCTCCCACGCTCGCAGCATGGCAATGCAGGCGGCGCGGGCTTCGGGCTTGTAGCCGTCCTGCGCTTCCGTAGTCAGTCGTGCAGTGCGAAGGCTTTCAGCGATAGCCCTCGCCCCCGCCTCCAGCGCCTCGGGTGGGATTGTGATGTCAGTCATTTCCGCACCTTCCGCGCATACGCCGCCCCGGATCGGCTAACCCGACGCAAGGCGCTGACGCCCTGATAGTGGCATGCCGCTGCAATCCGCTGGTTGCCGCGAGCGCCCCGGTAACACATGGCGAGGTGGCGCATCCCCCAATGGACCTGCACCGAGCAGGACGCCTTGCGGATATTCCCACGGAAGCCCAGCGCGCGGGCGCTGGCGGGCATGATCTGTAGGGGGCCACTAGCCCCGCTCTTGTTATGGCGATGGCACTGCACGCCGCTCTCTACCCGCGCCACGCGGAGCGCGAACGCCACCGGCACGCCCTGGCGGCGGGCCTCGGCGGCCACCAGCCGGGTTGCGTCGGCGGCGTGGCATGGCTGGATGCCTATAGCCAGCGCGGCAACAATCCAGAACCAGAGTCCGCGCCCGGTTTTCGCCCGGTTTTGCCCGGTATTCCCGTGAATATAACGGGAACAATTAGCGAATTTTGACGTGACTATTTCATTATATATCAAACAGTTAGCTAGTGCGCGCTGCCTTGACATGGTAGGGGTCACAGGTTCGATCCCTGTACCACCCACCATTTTCTCCCACAAAATCAACAACTTAGCAGACGACATAGTCTGTTCCTTTTTTATTTGCCCGGCATTGCCCGGTTTTCACAAATCAATGAAGCCGTTTGCCTTGCGGTCATCCGCCGCCCATTTTCTGTAAGCCACGCTTGCCCGCCATTTGGTGAAAGCCTGCCGCTCCTCCCATGCGTCATGGCCCATCGCGTTCTTCTGGCGAATTTGTTCGATGGCAATGACCCCGTCGTAAATCTGGGTTTGTGCAAGAGCGGCCTGGGTCCGGTTGCCGGTCAATTCTGACGCAACAAATCGCAAGCTCCCGCGCGCAATTGTTTCAATGTCTTGAGCTGGATCGTCCTCTTCATAAACCAACGAGTTATCCAGCCACAACCGTAAGGCAGACTGAAAAGCGGCTTGTATTTGCGCTTTTGTAAGGTCGCCATCTTCTTCGATGTCAGAAAGGCATGCGTGAAACCCCACCAGCGTTTTAAGTGCCGCGTCAACATTACCGGCACCGGCAGCGACCCGGCACATTTCGCTGAATGCCGCTCTGGCATATCCGGCGAGTGTGGCTTGCGATCCAAGCTGCTTGATCTCAGTCTCGCTGCGGGAACTCACTAATGCAACCATTTCTATGCTCTCCTCCTAAAGGCGTTCGCAGTAGACTTTTGAAACTCAGGCGAGTGGTGAGCATAAACCGCCTCCAGCGTTTTCATGCTGGTTGATGTCAGCGCCGATATGTCGAACAGGTCGATCCCTTCCCGCAGAAGCCATGTGGTGGCCGAGTGCTTGAGCACATGCGGCGTCACATCTTCGCATCCTGCGGCCTTTAGGACGGCCTCCCAGCCCCGTTGCTGGCGACCTATGGGATTGCCCTTGTAGCGGATGACCGCCGTCTGTGGCCCCGCCCCAAGGTCCACGCGCGCCCATCTGCGGACATGGGCCAGGAGCCTATCAGGCAGGCGGGCAGTTCCGCGCCGCTTCCGGGTTTGCTTCTCGGCTTTCCCGGCCCGATAGATGATCCCCCGCTCTGCATCAATCCACCCGGCATCGGGCGTCTCGTACCAGCGCAGCCTGAGCAGCGCGGCGTGGCGGGTGCCGGTGTAGAGGCCCAACAGAATAAACCGGGCAACGTAGGGCAGGCGCAGCTTGCGGGCTGCATTGAGCATCTTGGCCGCTTCGGTGCGGGTCAGCACCCGGTCGCGCGGCGCGCTTTCGGCTGGCTTGGTAATAACCGGAACCGCATTGAGGGGGCTCTCAAGGTGCCAGAAATTGATGGCGGCTTGAAATGTCCCAAGTTCGCGGCGCACCGTGGAGTCCACCACCTTCTTGCCTCGGTCAGCGCGATAGTCCCGGCATAGCTGGCCGTTGATCTCGCTCAGCGTCTTGAGGCCAAAAAAATCGAGAAGCGGCTTGGCGTGGTAGCACCCAGGCGCGGCTGGGTGGTGCTTGCTGTAAAGAGCTATCACGTCGGCGCAACTAATCTGAGCGGGGTTCCGAGTGCTGGTGTCGATCTCCCGCGTTTCCGCAATGTATTCCCCGAGTTGGTCTTGAGCCTGTTTGTAGTCGCCAGGGCCGCAGCCAGTGTCGATTTCCGTTCGTCCATCGATAATGACCCATCTGGGTTCACGGCTTTCCCGTTGTCTGAGATAAAGCCTTGCCGGGAGCCTTTTACGCGGCATTTGTTCCTCCACTCCCTAATGTCATTTATGGTCACGAAGTATGACCGCCCTATCCGTTCGCAAGTCAACTCGCCCTTGCGGATCGCAGCGCGCATCATGGGGATAGTTACACCCCCCTCGGGAAAATGCCTTCTTGCTGCAATTTCTAGTGGCATTGGCGAATCCATCACACTTCCCAATCTTCCGGGTTCGTGCCCGCCCCGCCAAGCGCGGCGATGCTGAAAAACGCGAACATGGTCCAGCCGAGAATGTTGTGGGGCATCACGCGGCCCCTTCCATCAGACGGACAAGGTCGCGGTCACGCTCTGCAAACTCATCAGCAACGGCCACTTTCGTGTGCTCAATCTGCTGGATCATTTCGTTGAGTTTTCCCAACACAGCCGTGGCCGTGCTGGTATTGTTTGCGCGGGCCTGTTCAATGCTTTCGATTAGTGCCTTGATGCTCACAGTTCTAGGTTCCTTTCCTTGATGAGGATGCGAGTGGTCACTAGGGGCTGCTGATATGTAGCCTCGGACCATTCCGCGATGTCACGCCGAGGGGCGCGGTAGTTCAGGAAGATCGCGAACGCGGCAGCCATAAATAGGCAACCGAAAATGATGCCACCAAAGAATGCGATCATCGGTTCAAGTCCCATAAAATGTAAACGATCACAGCGATGAAAATCGCGCAGCCGATGGCAGCTGCGAGGATGGCGAGTTGCACACCGGTCATCGTGATTTGCCCTCCAGCCGGTCGGCGCACAACGTGGCGTATCCTGCTATGTCGTGCCAGTTATCGGCGTTCGTGGTGCCATGCACGATCCGCGAAAGCTTCGTGCAGATATGGATCAGCGCCTCTTCCTGGTCGGGCGGCAAAACTTTTTGCTGTTCGCTCAGTGCGTTAAAAATCATGTGCCGAAGCGCAATCGACAGATCGGCGACCTCGCAGAACGTGCCGTGTGTCTGGTGACGCGCGTCGAGAATGTCATAGATGCTCATGGCGTCTCCCGTTTCTGAAAGCCCCGGCCCTGAAGCGGGCGAGTGGACTTCGGCCACAATCCGGCGTGCTTCAGTCTCAAACGCTTCTCCTTTGCGCGTGATGTGTTCTCCGCGCTGGTCTTGACGCGGTGGGCGTCGGCTAGGACAAGTTGTAGGTTGCCTTCGCGGTTCTCACCGCCGTCCTTCAGCGCCTTGATGTGATCAGCGTGCGTGCTATCACCCGGCCTGATCTTGCGGCCAGAGATTGCGCACTTGCCGCCCTGCCGCAGAAACAGCCGGTCAAGCACTGACTTGGGCGGCTTGCTGTCGGCGGTTTTGCCGACCCATTCCGGCACCGTGCGGCCTGTGAGTGAAAACGCCTCGCTCAAAACGGCACCTCGTCATCAAGGCCAGGATCAGCAAAGGTCTTGCGAACCGCTGCCTTGAAGTCTTCCGCGCTCTCGCCAGCGTCACCGTCGCGCCGACCGCCCAGCATCACAAGATCGCCCTTAAAGTTCTGGAGGATGACCTCGGTACTGTACTTTTCAACGCCGTCCTTGTCGGTCCATTTGCGGGTCTGCAACTGGCCTTCAAGGTAAACGGTGGAGCCCTTCTTAAGGTACTGCTCCGCGATTTTTGCCAGCCCCTCATTGAAGATGACCACGCGATGCCACTCGCTCCGCTCCTTGCGCTCGCCTGTGTTGCGGTCCTTCCAGCTTTCGGACGTTGCCACCGACAAGTTGACGATGGGCTTCCCGTCCTGAGTGTGGCGCACCTCCGGGTCACGCCCCAGGTTGCCGACGAGGATCACTTTGTTCACGGATGCCATCACAGCCCCTCAATATTGATTTTGATGTTCAATTGCTTGCACACTTTGACAAGCCGTCTCTTGTGAGCCGGTAAGCGCATGGAAGCCCTGCCTACGCCCGTAAGCACGGTTGAGTGGTCGCGGTCTGCTAAGAACCGCCCGATCTCGACATAGGTGCGCGGCGTAAGATGACGGGACAGGTAGTAAAAAGCATCACGCGCCTCGACCATATTTGGGAAGCGGCGCAGGCTCATCATGTCCATTTTCCCGACGCGATAGACAGCGGACACCGCGTCAAGAATATTCATCAGCCTCGGAGCCCGCAAAACAAACGCCACGCCCTCCGCGATCTCGACTTGTGCTTCTGCGTTCAGCGTCATGCCGCTGCCCTCCCTTCAAACGATTGACCGGGATCGATGCCAGTGGCGTTTGCAATCCAGGCAAACACCTTGTCGGCCACTTCCATGAACTGCTTTTTCTGAAGCATCCGCCTCGCCATCGAGCGAGCCGTGTAGACCATCAGCACGTCGCCACTAACCGTCACCAGGCAGTACCGATCCCGGCTGTGGATGTATGTGGAGAACTCAATCGCGGCCTTCTTGGACCCGGCACAGATCGTCGCCACATCACAGTGGCCGACTGCAATGAGCGCACCTTTCCGCAGGGCTTCGGAATCCGGCCACTGCTGCAAATGCTCAGGGCGCATGTTTGCGTGAGCGTCCCGCAGGCAGGCAAAGAACCGCTTCCGCATCTGGTCGGCGCTGAATAGGTCGCCGCTGATGTCGCACCCGCATTCGGGACAGTGAACGTCTTTGCTCATTCAGCAGCCTCAAGCGCAGGCGACTGCGCCCAGAATGCGTTGCGGGCTTCAATGGCGTTGCTCACGCGTGCCTTGTCGCCAGTACTCAGCTGCGACCACTTGGCCCTCGCGCGCTGCACCAACCCCTCATAATCGGCGGCACTCTCGGCTTCGTTGAACCGGCGCAGGATAGCGTCGGCCAGCGTCTCGGCTGGCTTGGCGGGTTCCGGCTTTGGTTCCTGGCGGGTGGCTGGGCTGGCGGATGCGGCGTTGCCGTCATCGTCAAGGTCAGTAATAACGCCAAGACATGACCCGGCGCAGTACCTCCGAAGGTACATGATTATTGAGCCATAGCCGTGAGCGTTCTGCTTATCGCACGGCATAGAGAATGTGCCACGAATCCACTCGCCCGCATGGGCAATGCGCGTGACCATGTGGACTCGGTTGTCCTCGCTGTGAACGGGCCACTGAGTGAGGCTCAAGCCGTGCTTCGTCAATGCTGGCCGAATGGCTTTCATGATGGCGCTGAGATCGGCGTATTTGGTCTTGAACGCCGGGTTGTTGCTGTCCTTTATGGCGGCAGGAAACTCGCCCTGTGCTTTCGCCAGCGCCGCGTCCAGCTTGGCAGTGTCTACGGATGTCTCGATCATGAGGTCCTCACGGATAGGGCTGGGGGTTGATTGGACAGCACACAGCCAGGCACCGTCGCGCCGTCCTTTATCGCGGCGAGGATCGCGCGCTTGTCCGGCACTGGATCAGCAACCCGCATAAACGCAGGCGGGATTACCGATTGATCAATGATCTCGACGCTGGGTGGCGTGGCACGCATCGACAGCGTGGCGATCGGCGTCTTGAGCGAGGTGATTTCAGCCACCTCCATTCCGCATGCTAGAGCCTCACGCAGGCCGTCCCGATACCGCACAAAGCGGGCCTTTCGCGCAGCCAGCTTTGCCATCACGATCTCGACGCCCTCGATGTCGCCTTCAACCGATTGTAGCGTCTCCGCTACTGCCGCAAGGGCCTCGCGCACCGATGTCTCGCCCTCAATGACATCGCGGATGAGGTCCGTGTCATCCCCATAAGCGGCGACGAGCGTTTGCCTGATCCGGTTTGCAGCGCGGGTTTCGAGTTCGAGACGGCGGTCGCTCACGCGATCACCAGAAGCGCGAACGCCATCATACCGAACACCGCCAGCCCGCCGACAACCGTAACGGCGTCAACGATGCGCGCCGCCCAGTCGCCCGATGCCGCAACGGGGGGAACCGGCACCGGGCGCTGTGGGGCTATGGAGCACCGCGAGGCTCGCGCGGCCCGAGCATCCGGCCTCACGCCGGAATTGGTGGTAGTCGTGAAGGGGCGAAGCGGAACAATGTTGTTGCGCCCGGTGATGATCACGCGCTGCATCACAGCACGCTCACGCGGTAGTCAGCGGCAACGCTGCCATTGCTAAAGCAGACCTCGCCCTCGTCGATGAGGTGCGACACCAGCCGCTCCTCGAGGTCGCGGCGGTCTAAATATTTGAAGAGCACCGGGCGCATCTCGTCGCTGCACCAGGTCTCTGATATCTTGGTGTAAATCCACTGAGACGCTGTCGCGTCATAGGCGCTGCGAATCTGATCGTAACGGAAATCTGTAACGTGCCAATCCGTTAGACCGTCGCGGCGGCTGGTTTCATATTCAATTTCAGCGACGCATTCGAGATCGAACGAAGCTTCTTTAACTGAGACTGTAATGGGGATGTAGGTGGTAGACATGCAGTCCTCCCGTGGTCATGGGAGGACAATAAAACGAAATCGTTTATTTAGTCAATACAGAATTGTTTTATTTCAGATTGCGATAACAGGGCTTGGTAAATGCTATCGGATAGGCCGCCTCAACAGGCACATCATGTATCGGCGGACCGTTGTATGAGATCAGCGTATAGAGGCCGGGTTGTGTCCCGCGTTGCAGCTTTTTCACGTAGCGGCTGCCATCGGCCAGCAGCACGTAGCAGTTTTCACCGATCAGGCCATCAACGCTGTAAATGGTTTTCTCAATAAACAGAATTTCGCCGTCTGAATATTTGGGCTCCATGCCATCGCCCCTGACAACGAGTGCAATGCCGTTTGTGAGGCCCGGCGGTGCGGGTATCTGTTCCGTAGTCCCGTCGGGGCTTGATCCATCGCTAATGTCTCTGACCTCGCAATTTGCGCCAACATAACCGATCAAAGGAACACTAATGTGTGTAGCCGTGTCTAGCCGTAGTATACGCAGAATAGTCAGTAAATATTTCGAATTAGAAACTTCGCCTTTTTCAATCCGGAAAATATCAGCCTGAGCGCATCCGGCGCGTTCGGCAAGCTGCGCCTGGGTGAGCCCCTGCGCTGTTCTTGCCGCTCTAATCTCTGTACCGTTAGTCATTTGGGGCCGCTTTTGGTCAGGATGTATCCGCTGTTATTCTGCGTCATATAATACAGCAGTGTGTCATTGGCTATGTGCATTCTGGCA